ATTCCCCTCTTAACTTGGATTCATCTGGAACACTAACAGCACCGATAGTGACTTCATGCGGTGGATTCTTACAGGTAATTTCATCAATTTCAAACTGGCCGCATTTCATCTCTATCTCGTCTCCGGGTTCTTTCCAGTTGTGGAATACGATTGATGCGGTTAGCTTAGCCCCTTTTTCAGGGAACCAATCGGACATCCAAAGCTCTTCTATATCATGTAGTGTAATTGATATATCATCAGCCTCGCCGGACATGACATCGTTAAAGCTGAAATCCTTTAAATACGGAACCAGGTCTTGTGTGATGTCCTTTTGGTCATACTGCAGTTTGACAGTCACATAGCGCAAATTACTAGGCATAGCTTACACGCCCCTTCCGGTTTTGGATTTCAGCAAGGCGTGCTTCTAAGTCATCCATTGCGCCACCTACTGCACTTTTAATTTGTTGCACCGCACTTGCATCGGCATTACCATTAATAGTGATGTTGATCGGTGCGGAGACAGATACAGCGGAGTTACCTTCACTAGGTAAAAGCCCCATCATAGCGCCAGTTTGCTTCCATAATGCTTCAGCTCTTGGCGTGCCATTAAGTGGAATAGCCGCCTCTGCAGATTCTTCGGCAAATGTAGTAAGGAACGAACCCTTACCATAAATACCGCCTTTCGCGTTATGCTGTACAGATTGCCCATTCGCCGTTGCCGTGCCTTCTACTCTGGCTTGAATTGGCTTACTGAAAATGGATCTAACCCATTCCCATTTTTCGCTAATCCAATCAAACAACCCTCCTAGCTTACTCATAACCCAATCATAGAATTGGCCGAGTGCCGCCTTAGGGTCTTCCCATAATAGAGTGAACCAGGCTTTTACTTGGTCCCAATTGGCAATTAACCCCATAGCCGCATAAATCAGCCATCCTATAGGGCCTGCCATGAAAGCGATGATGGCAGCTGTAGGAGATTCCCACATCGATGTACAGAAATCTGACACAATTTCAAAATGAGTGACTAACCACGCCAAAACACCAATTAATGCGGCAATAGCTAATATCACCAATCCTATCGGATTAGCACTCATCGCCGCATTTAACAACCATTGCGCCGACGCGGCCGCATAGGTCGCAACTGTGCCGGCTATCATCGCTGCCTTATGGATGCCAGATGCAATCACATTGCGCATAGTTGCCATACGTTCCGATTCCATCATAAGCCGATAAGCCGCATGGGCCGCCGTTACACTGAAGTAAACAGCTTTCACCGCTTTATAGGCAATTACCATGCCCGCTACTGCAACGCTTGTTTTGATAATAGCTTCCGTAAGTTCAGGATGTTGTCCTGCTACTTTAGCCACGTAAGCAGCTTCATTTGCTAATGAATCACCCAATTCTGCAAGGGTAGGCAACATCGTGCTTCCTATAGAAATTGCCACTGACTCAGTCGCGGACTGTAATCGTGTCATAGCGCCCCGTGCATTATTTTGCATTGTTTCAGCCATAGTAGCAGCGGCGCCGTCACTGTTTTCAAGTTCTTTCGTCAAATTATCTAACGCATCCGGTCCTTGATCAATTACAGCTACCCAAGCTGATGCAGCGTTGGTTCCGAAGATAGTCGCAAGGGTAGCAAGTTTTTGTTCCTTACTCATATCTTTGGTCTTATCGGCTAAATCGCGAACAATTGCGCTCATCTTGCGTGGCCCATTTGTATCATTCATAGCAATACCCAGGCTGTCTAGCGCAGCTTTGGCTTCTTCTTGTTGTGCCGTGGCTTCACTTAATGAAAGCCCCATTTCCTCAATCGCTTTAGTCGATTTTGAGGATGTTCCTGCCAAACGCAAGAACCCTGAACGTAGGGCTGTGCCCGCAGCGGATGCCTTGATACCACTATTGGCCATAAGCCCAGTAAGCGCGGCCGTTTCTTCCAAGCTTGCACCAAAGGCATGTGCTACTGGCGCTGCGTACTTCATTGTTTCACCCAACATTTCAACAGTTGTATTTGTGCTAGTTGTAGTTTTAGCAAATACGTCCGCCATATGGCCAGCATGTTCTGCGCTTAACCCAAAAGCGGTAAGATCATCAGATACGATGTCAGCAGTACGCGCCAAATCCGTATTACTAGCCGCAGCTAAGTTCAAAAGCCCTGGCATACCTGCCATGATTTGTTGAGAATTCCAACCGGCCATGCCTAGATATGTCATGGCTTCGCCCGCTTGTGTTGCAGAGAACATTGTTTTCTCGCCGAGTTCACGAGCGGTGGCCGTCAATTGTTGCATTGCCTTATCGTCAGATACGGTGATTGCCTTTACCTTTGACATCACTGCTTCAAAGTCTGCCGCTTTAGATAGCATCCCGACGAGAGGCGCGGCCATAACTGCAGTAGTGGCCACAGTACTGCCTAAATCACTACGAGCATTTTTAGCATTAGCGTCAGCGGCAATTTTATTTTGCATTGCTTTTCTGATTTTTGCGTCCTTAGCTGCCGTTTGGTCAAGCGCTTTGCCAACCTTCTCCGTTGCGTTGCGGTACGAGTCCATGGAAATAACGCCTTGCTTTAATGCAGAATCCAACGCCCTTTGTTGAGCTTTCAGCTCGGTCATTTTAGAGCCGTATTGCGTCAACGTGCCTTTTGCTTGCTGCATCGAGGTTTTAAACCCTTGTGCTAAGGCGCCGTTTATAGCAAAAGCAATCTCAAATACTTTACCCACCATAGTTCCTCCTTTCTTTTAAATTTGTGTACGCAAAAAGCGCTTGATGGATTAGTCCTCTTCCTCCCTCAAGCGCTTTTCATCTTCAAGAACAAATTCTAAATCATCTATCCAATCTGCTATTTCAGCAATTGGAGTAGACATCCAAAAGTCTATGCCTCCGCACTCTCTAAGTCGGATGGCAATTCTTCGACATTGTTGTCCGGGAGAAGTCCCATTTTCTCTACCGAACCACGCAATAAAAAAACGCTTACCTCTGCACACATCTCAGTGAATTCAGAGATTGGCATTGTCATTAATACCTTTGCACTTTCTTTTAATGCTATGGCGGCAACTTCTGCCTGAAACCGCTTAGAAAATGTAACGTCTGGGGTTATATCGCCTTCACGGCGGACACGAAGTTCCGCCTTTGTGAAGTCAAACCCAGTTAAATTGTTTAAACCATCAATTAGTTTTTCGCGATCATATGTAGCCATTATTTACCCAATGCCTCCCTTACGGATGCTAAGTAATCAACACCATTGATTACACAAACATAGTTAAATTTATCAATTTCAGTACGAGTTTTACCACCGACAGTCATTTTGAAATATACAATTTCAAACTCTGTAGAGGTATCGGTTTTACTTGCCTGTTCAAATTTGCCAAGACCGATTTTCTTAGGCATCACTTTGGCATATACGCTAACTGCTTCCGGTACTAATTCACCTTTTGCAGAATCATATAATTGTTGCGCGCCACGAATTTCGATATCATGCACCTTTTGACTAGCAAGGTCTGTCACATCTTTGTCAATGGTATTCCATTTAATGGACATGTTCATCGCCTTAGTTTGACCGAGTACACCCAAATCAACTTCGCCCGCAATGCCTGCGCCCTTGATGGTATCGCTGATAAATTCAATATCAGGTAAGGTTACATCGGCGTAACCATATAATTCTCTGCCAGAGCTAAAAATGGCAAAGTCAATCAACTTATCTCTATGTTTAGCCATGAGTTACCTCCCTTTTAATTAAATAATGTGCTCATGTAAGACGAATCATATTCTTGGATGAAATCAACTTCACGAGCCGGTGTTGGCACACCTAAATATACATGGAATCGATAAATTCCGTTCAACAAATCTGTTATTGGGTTTTCAGATTCCAAAAATTCAACACGAGCACCAAGAAGCGCGCCAGATGCTACGTGGCCATTTAGCCAAGCGTTGGCACTATTTACGACATTATTAATCAATCGTTTATTCCCTGGGTCGTCAATTTTAGACCAGAAGGAAGTAATCAACGTGTTAGATACCCAGTTAAACATACGACGTACAGGGATAAAGGAATCCTTAACATCTGTATTAGATGGGTAAGCCGTTGTACGGTTGCCCCAGGCTCTCCATCCGCCAATGAAATTAAGCGCAGTAACGACGCCTTGGCCGTTCAAGTAAGCTGCTTCATCTGGGCCTAAGTAGATTTCAGTACCGTCTTTTAATACGGCGCTATCTGCTTGCAAGGACTCATTGGATGGAGACTTGTAAGGGATATCGTCATACTTAGCATCTGTCTTAGCCATAAGACCTGCGAGTTGTGTGGATAAATGGAATTGACGATTAGCTAATGCTACTTTTGGCCAACATAAGATTTGACGTTCATCGACGTAGTTCTTCTTATTTTTCCATTCACTAACGGCAGTTGCTTTTTTAATTTCATCCGTAGGGGCATCGCACAAGGACATAGCTTGGAACATACCATTAATAGTAGTTTCTTTTGCTTTCATAACTGCTGCTACAAGTGTATTATGGGACCAACCTGGCGCCAATAAATTGCCAGGGATTAAGCCAAATCGTGGGAATACTTCATTGATAAGTTCCAAACCTTTACGCTTGCCTTCAGTATTCACACCCCCGACGATATCATCTGCGGTTACCATAGATGGGTCCACGTAATCATAAGATACCCAAACAGATGTTGCGGCATTAAGTGTTCCTGTAGATACAATCCCAATAAGCAATTTGCCTTCATCGTTAAATGTCGCAGTATAATCAACATTGATAGTTGAAGCTGTACCGCCATTTGTGGCAGATACTTTTAACGTGTTAAGTAATACAGGGTCTTCAATTGTCACGACTTTATCCTGAATTTGTTTTTGCGTAGACGCTAACGCCTTCTTATGTTTCTTCGGATCAAGAACATTGATAAAAACTACTGGCGCCATTCCAAATAAAGAGAATTGGGAATACATAGCTTCGCACAACGTGTATTTATCCCATTCTTTAGAGTAGCCCAATTGAGTAGTGGCAGATGCGTAGTTGTAGCACAATACGGCCTTATTAGCTTCCGCTGGGTCCGTGGCCAAATGCACAGGTGCGGTGCCGACATAAACCGGTAAGGCTGGCGGAGC